GTCCAGATGCTCCGAAGCGTGCAAAGAAGAAACGTGTTATAAAAACATATTTGGTTTCTCAGGTTGTAGGACCACGAATGATGGGAGCATTTAAGGAGGCATACAGGAAGTATGAAAAAGATATGGCGGGGAATTGATTATGATGATAATTGATTTTTTTATGCCGATGGAACCACCCACCTGTACCCATCAGGAGAAGCAGGTGCATGTGGTAAACGGGAAGCCGGTATTCTATGAGCCAGCAGAGTTGAAAGCAGCCAGGGCGAAGCTGAGGGCACACATGTCAAGGCATGTGCCTGAGGAACCGGCACAGGGTGCGCTCCGTTTGACGACTTGGTGGTGCTTTCCTCTCCAGGGCAGCCACTGGGATGGTGAGTATAAAACCAGTAAGCCAGATACAGATAATCTGGTTAAACTGCTTAAGGATGTCATGACAGACCTGGGATTTTGGCGGGATGATGCCCAAGTGGCCAGTGAGGTAATCTGTAAGTACTGGGCAGCGCGGCCAGGAATCTATATGAGGCTGGAAAGCCTATGACCTTGGATGATGTGATGATTCTGACAGACCAGCAGGTACAGGGTATTTACAATGATGTCTATAATGGGTTCTGGCGCCAATATAAGAATCCCCCCGACTGGAAATCACCTGAATGGGAGGATGTGGTGCAGCGGGAGAAGATGCTGCGGGAACGGTATCAATCCTGTCCACTGGTATTGCACATGCTTCAGGACCTGATGGACCAGCTGGAGGCCAGAAGTAAAAGGAGGAACGATGGTGGCTAAAGAAAAAAAACAGCCCGAATCCCCGGTCTATATCTGCAGTGAGTGCGGCAGGGAGATAAGCGGGGACCATGTGTATATCAAGACAAAGCGGCGGACGGAGCTGCACATACACTTTGGATGCATGCCAGGAGAGCGTAATAGGAACGTGATATCATAAATCGTTATTTGGAGGTATATATGGAGCTTTTGAAAGACCAAAAGATTATGAAAGCGATTATTACGCTTGTTCAGCATGAAATCACTCCAGAAATGTATGCAAAGCTTTGGAATGCTGAAAAAGAAAAAAGTCAGATAGAGGAATTTTATGAACCAATACACACACAGAATTAGCATTTGATAGAGAAGGAGGTACAAGATGGCATATGCTGAAAAAACTACGGTATCCGTGGCACGGACGAAGGCAAATATAGAAGAGCTTGTTCAAACACACGGAGCAGAACAGTTTGTGAGCGGATACAAAGCTAATATGGCGGTTATCGGATTTACAATGTCCGGGCGGCAGATTCGATTTCTGCTTCCTCTCCCAGACAAGTCAGCGAAAGAATTTTGGTATACTCCGGGCCGAGGGCAACGCCGGGCGGATGATGCGGCGCATACTGCATGGGAGCAAGCCTGCCGAAGCCGTTGGAGGGCACTGTATTTAATTGTCAAGGCTAAGCTGGAGGCGGTGGAGGCTGGTATCAGCACGGTGGAGCGGGAGTTTTTGTACGATATTGTATTGCCAGATGGACGGACGGCTGGAGAATGGATTGCACCGCAGATTGAGATGTCATACCAGACGGGGCAGATGCCAGCAATGCTGCCGATGTTGGAAAATTAGGATTGAGGTGACGAAATGAGAAAATTAAGACTGATTAAAGTGGTCGTGCCGGAGATTGTTGCATATTCCATCCAGGGTTCAAAACCCATGAAACCGGAATATGAGTGTTCCTGCGGAATGGGCGTGGCAGAGGAATATAAATGTTGCCCATACTGCGGAGCGGAGCTGGCGTGGGAGCGGGTCAGGAGGCCATCGAAGGAATTTAGAAAACTGTTAGACAAGCTTTAAAATTTAAGGGAACAAAAAAAGAGCCTTACGGCTCTGCCCGACGTTTTCACTAGCGGGTGTGGAATTTCAACCACACAAGGGTCTACTGGCGGCTTTGCGTTCCCTGTTATTTGATTCAATTATAACAGCTTTAAAGCAACTATTCAATAGTAGCTATTTTAATTTTCGGGAGAACCAGAGGAAGGAAGTAAGATGATTGTTGTATTAGCTATATTAGGAGTATTATTGGGATTTTCTGTTGCTGTGAACATTGTTCTTGTGGTCGGATATGGACAACAAGTTAAGGAAAATGAACGCTTAAAACATGAAGAGTGGAGACGTAATCTGACATAAAAGAACGGTGGTTCAAGTTTGTAAATTAACATTTTGATGGAGGCGTGGAATGAAAAAACAGAAGGTAGTGAGAACATATCCGAACAATTATACAAATCCTATGACTGCTCTTAGAGAAAGCCTGGATAAAGGTTGGATAGTGGTCATGTGCAATGAAACATATTTAGAAAATAATCACACCTGCCTGGAGTATATTCTGGAAAAGGATATCCCAGAGAATTAACATTTAACTATGGAAAAGGAGAAACTATATGAAAGAGCAAGAAGCAATAGAATTACTAAAAGGTATGCAAAATCCATTACAGGATTATGCAGATATGATTGGTGCTCCGGCTTTTGCGTCTGGGCATAGATATGTATATCCAGAACCCGAAGACTATGCTATCGAAGAGGCAATAACTGTTTTGGAAGAAAAGAAGAGTCGAAGATGGATTCCAGTATCGGAACAGTTGCCGGATGAACCAAAATTTTTCCTTGTAACATTTGCAAAACAATTTGGAGGATACGATATTGAATACTGCTATTATGAATGCGAAAAATGGTTCATAGTTGCTGACGGTGATAATAGCGAAAATAAGGCATGGAGAGAAGAAATGAAAAGTGTTGTTGCATGGATGCCACTGCCGGAACCATACCGGCCAGAACCGGGGAAGAAGTGCTGAGTATTCAAATTAACATAAACAAAAAATTGTGTATCTATACACGGAAGGAGGCAGAAGTATGGCACGACCGAAGAAAGAAACCGATAAAAAGTATATCCGGCAGAATATAAGCATGGACCCGGAACAACTGAAACGGGTAACCGCCTTCTGCCAGAAGGAGGACAGGGCCATAAGCTGGGTAATCCGGCAGGCCCTGGACAAGTATCTTAATGATAATGTTGCGTAACGATAAGTATTATTACACAACAAAACTGAAATTTTGATACGAAGGGAGTGATACGTATGTCGGTCAAAGCGGAGGCATTGTATGACCTGTATGACTGCGGGAGACTGGATGGCCGATACAGCACATCAGAATTAATGGTGATGTTAGGCATCCGGCATCGTACCATGATTCCGCACTATAGTGTTACAGGCGTGCTATACCGTAAACGTTATCTTTTTGAGCGAGTAGATGATGAGCCAATCAGTAAAACGTTGGCAGCGGAGTGGGACAAGACCAGGAAACAGATTTTGAAACAATTTACATAAGACAAGCCGGGGGAAACCCCGGCAAATAAAAACGAAAGCTGAGAACATATG